ATATATTATCTGAGGAACAAATTTCTGCCATAAAAAGAAAATTGTATAAAGGTGGGAAAAATGGAAGAGATTAAATGGACACCAGATCAGATGCTAGAAATCGGGTTAAAAGAACCCGATGATTTTTTGAAGGTAAGAGAGACTTTATCTCGTATTGGCGTTGCATCCCGTAAAGAAAAGAAACTATATCAGTCTTGCCATATTCTACACAAACAGGGTAGGTATTTTATTGTACACTTTAAGGAGTTGTTTGCTCTTGATGGTAAGGATACAAACCTGTCAATCAATGATATTTCTCGTAGAAATACAATTACTAATCTGCTAAAGGATTGGGGGCTGGTTACTATCATCGGCGAAATTGGAGAACTTGCTCCTCTCAGTCAGATTAAGGTATTGTCATATTCTGAAAAGAGTGATTGGATGCTTGAAACTAAATATAATATTGGAAAGAAAAAAGAAGTCTAATGGAAAAGTTCAAGTCATTCATCACAGAATCCAAAAATAAAGATTATAAAGTTGTGGTTCTTTCAGTTGAACACGATGATAAATCAATCACTGCTAAACGTATGAAAGAAGAGGCAGTTAAACTTGGTTTATCTCATTATGTTGTTGGTATAAATGGTTCCCATATTGAGTTTAATGATGGGACATATAGTCTTCATGAACTTGGTGATGAAAAAGGATTTGAAATTTCTAGTAGCGATACAGTAGTTTTTATACGAGGCACACCAACCAAGGATAGTGCTTTAAATATTATTTCTGAATTAGAAAAGATTGGTATATGTGTTGTTAACAGTAGAACTACTATTTCTACAACTGCTGATAAGTATCGTACATATATTAAGCTAAAAGATTATGGATTAACACAACCAAAAACAGAACTAATTCCTGATGAAGAAACACTAGAAACTGCTGTTAATAATCTTGATACAAAGTTTCCTATCATACTAAAAACTTTACGAGGTTCTAAGGGTGTTGGTGTTCTTTTTATTGAATCAGAACGAGCATTGACTTCTATTGTACAGTTAATGTATAAAACAGATTCTAGTGCAGACTTACTTATTCAAGAATATATTAAAACGGACTTTGATGTTCGGGTAATTGTTCTTGGCGGTAAGATAATTGCTACAATGCAAAGAGAAGTTGTGGATGGTGATTTTAGGTCAAACTTTTCACAAGGTTCAAAGGTAAAACCATATAAGTTAACAGAATTAGAAGTAGAGCAATCTTTGCTTGCATCTAAAGCTTTAGATGGAATGCTAACTGCTGTTGACTTTATTGCATCTAAAAATCCTAAAACAATTCCCCCATATATTTTAGAAGTGAATAGTTCGCCAGGAACAGAGGGTATTGAGGAAGCAAATAATAAAAATATTGTAAAGGATATTTTAACACACTTTAGAAATCCAGCTGTTCGTAATACAGTGCCTACACAATGTGGGTACGAAGAAGTTGTTTCTATAGAACCATTTAATGAAATGGTTGCTAAATTTGATACGGGCAATTCTGTATTGTCAGTGCTTCATGCTGAAGACATTAATATTAATGGAAAGAAAATTACTTTCACTCTTAATGAAAAAACAATAACTACAAATTTAATAAAAACATATGAAGTAGATACAGGTGGTGGTGAAGATCAGCGGCCGGTGATTAAAATAGATATGGAATTTGCTGGTTCAGTTTATAAAGATGTTATGTTCGGATTAAATGACAGAAGTGAAATGGGCTCAGATATTTTATTAAATAGATTCACAATGAACAGAATGAATGTTATGGTTAACCCACAAAGAAAATTTGTTGTTACTACCAAATATGTCCTTGACAAATAACTTCCAAGGTGTTATACTCTTATAATGAACTTCTATACCAATGTCCTACAATATGGAAATTCCATCCTTGTCCGTGAGGTCAGGGATGGAGAGCGCATGACTCGTAGAGTCAAGTATGAACCCACACTATTTGATATGGTCAATACCAGTGAGGAGACTGGATACAAAACTCTGGACGGTAATAGTGTTCTGCCACATACATTCGATTCCATCAAGGAAGCCAAACAGTGGGTTGCTAACCGTGAAAACCAAAAAGAAATAATCTTTGGCAACACGCAGTATCCTTATTGTTGGATTGCTGATGAATATCCTAATCGGGTTGATTGGGACTTGGATCAGATGCTCATGGTCACCATCGATATTGAGGTGGAGTGTGAGAACGGATTTCCCAAACCAGAAGATGCAGCAGAACCGATGCTGTCAATCACTATCAAGAACCACCAGACCAAACGCATCGTTGTGTGGGGCATTGGTGAGTTCGTCACTGACCGTGATGATGTAACTTACGTTCAGTGCGAGAGTGAAGTGCATCTTCTAAAAGAGTTCCTTATTTTCTGGGAACGCCACACACCCGATATCGTCACAGGCTGGAATACAGAGTTCTTTGATATTCCCTATCTGGTTAATCGTATTCGCAATGTCTTTGATGAGGAAGAAGTCAAACGTCTATCGCCGTGGAGAAATGTGTTTGCCCGTGAGGTGTATAACATGGGGCGGGTACACCAGACGTATACTCTAGATGGCATTTCTGCATTAGATTACTTTGACCTATATCGCAAGTTTACATACACCAATCAGGAATCGTATCGCCTTGACCACATTGCATTTGTGGAACTGGGTGAACGGAAGACAGGCAATCCCTTTGAGACATTTCGTGAATGGTATACCAATGATTATCAGTCGTTTATTGAATACAACATTCAAGACGTTGAGATTGTTGATCGCCTTGAAGATAAGATGAAGCTGATTGAACTTGCATTGACGATGGCTTATGATGCAAAGGTTAACTTTGTGGATGTGCTGGGAACGGTGCGTTACTGGGACATTCTTATCTACAACTATCTGCGTGAGAGGAACATTGTGATTCCTCAAAAGTCAGACAATAAGAAGGTGGAGAAGTTTGAGGGTGCTTATGTAAAAGACCCACAGGTTGGTATGCATAACTGGGTTATGTCTTTTGACTTGAACTCTCTGTATCCTCACCTTATCATGCAATACAATATCTCACCAGAGACACTGGTTAACAGTGGAGATAAACCTATAGAGGGAATGGTAGATAAGATTCTAGAGTATGGTAAGGTCGATAATGATACTGAGCATTGCATGACGCCAAATGGTGCACTCTTTCGTAAGGACAAACGAGGGTTCTTGCCTGAACTAATGGAAGGTATTTACAATGATCGTGTCAAATATAAGAGACTTATGTTGGACGCTCAACAGGAATATGAGAATACTGGCAACAAATCTCTACTCAAGGATATTGCAAGATATGACAACATTCAAATGGCGAAGAAGATTTCACTCAATAGTGCATATGGTGCAATCGGTAATAACTGGTTTAGGTATTTCAATCTGTTGGTTGCTACGGCTATTACTAGTAGCGGTCAATTGTCTATACGTTGGATTGAGAAAAGTCTTAACATACATCTTAATAAAATCTTGGATACAAAGAATGAAGACTACGTTATTGCTGCCGATACAGATTCAGTATACATTACGTTTGACAAATTGGTTACTAGGGTGTTTAAAGAGGGAACAGAAACTGATGTTATCATCAGTTTCTTGGACAAGGTTGCAAAAGAGAAGTTGGAACCTTTTATTGATAAAAGCTATACCGCACTTTCTCAAGTAACCAACGCATACGAACAGAAGATGGAAATGGGACGTGAGGCCATCGCTGATAAAGGTTTATGGACTGCTAAGAAGCGGTATATCCTAAACGTCTATGACATGGAAGGTGTTCGTTACTCTGAACCCAAGCTAAAGATTATGGGTATTGAGGCGGTCAAGTCATCTACTCCAGCACCGTGTCGAGAGAAGTTGAAGGAAGCACTAAAGATCATCATGGGTGGTGATGAGGAGATGCTAAATACCTTTATACAAGATTTTCGTGAGGAGTTTATGACATTACCACCAGAAGAGATTGCCTATCCCCGCTCCTGTAATGGACTGAAGAAGTTTCGTGGAACAGATCGTTTATTTGCACTCGGCGCACCCAAGCATGTTAAGGGTGCAATACTCTACAACCATCTCGTAGATGAGAACAAACTTGGCAATAAGTACGTTACTATTCAAGAAGGAGACAAGGTGAAATTTGTGAATCTCAAAGACAATATCTATCAAGCTTCTGCATTTTCTTTTATGACAAAGATACCAAAGGAACTTGACATTTTACCGATGGTTGACTATACTAGTCAATACGAAGATTCATTTCTAGCTCCACTTCGTGTGATAACGGATAAGATGAACTGGATATTGAAAAACGATGAAGTGGGAACACTAGAGGATTTCTTTGAATGAGATATTATCGCTACACACTAGATGACCTAAAGGAATCTTCTGATCGAAAACTATTCTCATACATCTCCTTCTTTGCAGGCGGCGGTGGATCATCTGCTGGTTATAAACTGGCAGGTGGTGATTGTCGTTTTGTGAATGAGTTTCAACAGGTCGCAGTTGATACCTATCTTGCAAACTGGCCAGACACTCCACACATTTGTGGTGATATCAAGAATGTAACTGGCAAACAGATTATGGAGATGACAGGGATTAAAAAGTACGAGCTGGATATTCTTGATGGTAGTCCACCTTGTCCACCCTTTAGTATGTCTGGAACTAAGAAGGCAGGTTGGGGTAAAGAAAAGATGGCTTACGGTATGAAGCAGA